GATTAAGTTCGCCATATTGAAAGTCAATAAAGTCAGGAATAAACCATTTGTCGCCATTGTCAAAGATTACTATCTTGTCAAGAAATGCCTGTGGTAGCATATCGTAAATAAGGTCTGCACCTATTCTTATTGATGCTACCTCTATATCTACATCCCATATTCCTGCGTGATTGCAGTCGTCTAATATGTAGAACCATAGTAGCTTGTGTTCAGGTTTTAGTTCTTTCAAAAAGCGTTTCTTCCACTTGTCTGTATCTGTCATTCGTTTTGCCATTGTTTTTGTTTTTAAATTAATACTGAAGCAAAGATAAATAAAATTTTTTAATTAATACAAAACTTTTTTAAGATTTTTTATTTCTACACTAGCCATTATCTCAATATCATTATAACTTCCTGCTCGTGGTGTTCGACCTCCTAGTTTAAAGTTTCCAAAAAGATTAGATATTCTTTCATATACTATGCCATCGTCAAACGCCCAACAGATTGCCACAGGTCTATTGGTTTTCTTCTGATGGTTTTGCAGGTCTACCAATTTTCTTATAGCCACCTGCACAGTTAGTACATCATCTATCTTTCTGTCAGGACATCCTTTAACCTCTAAAGCACCAATAGTATCGTTTCTTTTATTAATTAAGTCATAATCAACAGGTGCAAATTCCCCTCTGTCAACACAAACTAAATCAAATGCGTGGCAGAAAAGCCTAGAGGCTCTCTCTTGTCGCTTTTTATCCTGTGCGGTTTCGTACTTAGCCATTTTACTTTTTTAAATATTGATATATTCTACTCTTACTCATACCAAAAAGTTTAGCTATCTCTTTTACATCCCAATTATAAAAATATAAAAACCTTGCTATTCCCTTTTTTAGTTTTGTTTTGAACTTTACAAGTCCTGTGTATTTTTTTGTTTTACTATTCCAATTCATTAATGTACGGTTTTATGGTTATCGTCAACACTTATTATTGAGTATGTGTAAGAACATAACTCTTTAATCTTGCGTATATTAGCTCTTATATCCCTTCTAATGGCTTCAATCTCGGTTTTGGTACTATCAGTTCCGAGAGAAGCGTTGAGGGCGGCATTGGCTTTTAATAGCTTATCCACCCTCTTAACGTTCTTTCTTTTAAGATTCGATTTCACAATCAAATATTTTTATCAGTTGCCTTACCTTAAAACGGCAAGTCTGATTCTTCAGCAGGAGCAGTAGCTTTTTCTGTCTTAGTACCACCGACATTTACCGCCCAAGCTAATATATTGTTGTAGTAGTTTCCTTCATACAATCTACCTCTAATATCAATCTTACAAGTAATCTCAGTACCCACAGATATAGTATCTAACTTATCTATGTTGTCTTTTACTACTTCTAGTTTGATAGACTGAGGATAATCTCCACCTGTATTCACTACAAACTCTCTCTTTTTAAATCCGCTTTTAAATTCTTTTGTGTCGAATTTAGCTTCTAAAGTTCCATTAATTTCCATTTTCTAAAATATTTAATTCATTAACAATTTGATTTATCCTGTCATCTAACAAGATTTTTTCTTTTTTTAAGAGGTCAAGTTCCTCTGATAGTGTTACTTCACTATTTTGCTCAAAGACATAATCTCTAACTTTAATGTAATTCATTACCTCAATCTTGTCAAACTCTAAAAAGTTTTTAGCTTGAGTGATGTGATGTATTACAGTTGCGTGATTCATAGAGAATGTATCTGCTATCTGCATATATGTTTCTCCGTAGTGCCTTCTTAAAAAGTATAATACCATTCTTCTAGCACTTATGATTTCTCGCTTTCTGCTTTCGCTAAATAGATTATCTTCATCCACACAATATATTGAGCATACTGCTCTTATCAATGCTTCCCTTCTCTCTATACTATTTAGCATTATTTATCATCTTTACAAGTTCAACCTCATCAATGTTGTGAAACTTTCCTTCGTCAGAATCAGCTAATAATTGCAAGTGCTTTAGCCTTAACATTGTAGGATTCTCTAGGTATTTGTTTACACTAGTACCTTTTAGTCCTGTTATTTCTCCAAACCTTCTTTTGGTCATTCCATTCAGTCGAATGTACTTTTCAAATCTATCTTTATTTTCCATAATTATTTATATTCTACTATTACTAATTCTTTGTCAAACTCTGATTTGTATGTTTCCATAATCCTTTCGTCTGATTCTTTCATATATAGGTCTATAAAAGCCTTTAATATACCTCTAGGTGCTTGTCCTTCAGACATTTTGCCTATCTGATGTCTAGTGATAGCCATAATTGCACCTTCTTTTGTCATTGCGTGTTTTAGTTTCATAAATTAATTCTTTTGTTAAATTGTTCTCTAGGGTCTTTTGGTATGTAATCTATCTTTAGCTTGTTGATTAATTCGTAAGCCTCTTGATAGGTGAGATGTAGCAGACTGTTCTCTATATCTCTTATGGTGTCTAGTTCGTATGGAACACTTGTAAGCAAACCTTCAATAACAGCTATCTGACTATTACTGATAGGCTCACTTGCAAGTATATCGTCTATCCAATCCATTAGTCAGCCATTTCGTCTTGACCGAACACACCTTCCTCGTAAAAGCCTGTAAGCATTAATACTGCTCTTGACTTTGCTCTTTTCTCCGCCATAGCAACAGGAAACTTACCTGCCATACCCATAGTGTTTTCTTTGCTACATTCTCCGAAGGATTCTACTCTGCGTTGATTCTCAGACATCTCTGCTACACATCTTAACACAACCCATTCTCTTTCCATAATGATTGGCTCATAAGAAACTCTGATGCCACGTTTACTGATAATCTTATCAATACCTGTTCGTGTGATAATTACAAAGCCACGTTTGTCTTTATACACATCTTCTTGCACTAGACCGTTTTCTGTAAACAATCTTCTTAGTGTTTCTTTCTTTGTTTCTGTTTTAATTTCTGACATTTTTATAAAGTTTTAGTGATTAATAATCTTAATTCTTTTAAGGCTTCTAGGTCTGATAATCTTGCAGATATTCTGCCATCATACCATTCTACTAATAAATCTTTGTTTACTGCATTAACTTGCGATTCTTCATCGTTAAGTAATAGCTTTTCAATTAGTGTGATTTTACTTTCTAAGTAAAAAAGAACATCGCCTTTCTTTACCATTTCTACTTTTAATTCTTTTGACATAATCGTTTTGTTTTAATTAATAACTTCGACAAAGTTAGTAAATAAATTCAAACTACCAAAAATAATTTTAAAAATAAATAAAAAAAGTTTACTTACTAGAGTGTAGATTATTCTTCTCCCAAGTGCATTGGGTAGGTAATTGGCAATGTACCGTTGTTTAATACAACACCACAAGCAATTATTGAACGCTTAGTAAAGTTCTTAGCGTATGCGAGTGCATACTGATTTGTGTTAGTTACGCCACATCCGACCTGCATAGCGAAGTGTCTAGCAGTCTTAGTACAATGCCAAGATACAGAACATTCTGTGTGTATATGACCCTGCACTACTGATTTACCCCAATTTACCATACGATTGTGCGCACCTCTTGCTCCACTACTACCTGTTCCGTGTGTGTAGATTACGCCATCTTGCTCAAAGCTATCGTCAAAAGTCCAAGTAGGTACTTGTAAGGCTTCTGAAAGGTCTTTAAGCCATCTTTGTGATATTCCCATAGCTACTGCCTTACGAGAGATTATAGCATCGTGATTACCTATACAGACTCTTGCGTTAGGGAAAGCATCGTGCCAAGGCTTTAGTTGGTTTATGGCTCTGTCAAGTTCTTCTCCTGCACCAAATCCATCAGGGTGTGTTTCGTGGAAGCTAGAAAAATGCGAATCAATTAAATCTCCAATGAAGATTACATCATTGCAGTTATTCTTTTCGTAAACCTCTAAACAATGCTCTAGGTATGAGCCACCGTCATTGCATTGTCCTTTGATAAATGGTGCGTGTAAATCTCCGATAACTAGAATGTTGCGGACTTCATTCTGTCGCATTTTTTGTATTGCCTCGTATTCCGCTTCCGTTAATCTAGGTCTGTATTGTTTCATATTTTCATTATTATGTGTTTCCGCAAATATAAAAAAATATAGTTTTAAAAACAAATGGAGTGCCGAAGCACCCCATTCAAAAACTAAAAACAAAAACGATTATTCATACAGACGTATGATGCAAAGATAGTAAAAAAGAAGTAAGTTAAAAGTTATTTCTTTATTTTTTCGTACGACCTTCCGCCGAAGTACGCACCAAAGGCGGTGATGGCTAATAGTTGCCATAGGTCAATCCAAGAATCTTTAATATCCATATCTACATATCCAAAGTCAATTAGAGTAAATACGGTAAGCACAAGCAGTAAGAAAGCTAGTGATAGTGGTCGTATAGATTTAGTTAGCCAATTACCTTGCATATCAGCTTCCCATCTCTTTGTTACCTCAAACTGCATCTTTTCCTCAAACTCTTGAGTTATCTTTTTAACCTCAGCCTTTACTAGCTCTTTTTCTTCTGCACTTGTGTGTATCTTATCAATAGCATCTCCTACACTATCTACTAATTCCTTAGCACCACTACTAAATATTTTTCCTAAAATGTTCATATATTTAACTTTAACTTTATCCTTAGCTTTATCTTTATCTTTAGCTTTAGCTTTATTATATAGGGTATAAACTACCCTATGTGAAGGGTACGCAAAGGGTTGCTTAACCCTTTAAAAAATCATTTATATGTTTATATTCAATAAAAACTTTTTGACCTCTGTCAAGTTCATCAGCAATCATACTGTAAACTCTTTTGTAAGCCTGTGTAGATTTGCCTATAAAACCATCAGAAACTAAATTGTTGTTTTCTTGCGAATCGCCAACGAGTAAGCAACCGCTAGTGTGTTCATCAGTATTCCCACAATGTATAAGAATATACTCAAAGTTAGGAACGTTAGTGATATGCAACATACCACGATGTAAATTGCCAAACCTTTCAGCATATTTATTATGGAATCCACCTTCTTTTCTATATTTAATTTCATACGTTCCATAAGGTATCATTGTTTCGCCCTTAACTTTTTCTGCTCTGTACTCATCTTCTAGTGTGTAGCAAAGGAAGTCATATCCTGAAAAACCCTCATAGAACAACATACCATTGGTGCTGTCTAATGAAATGTTATATCGTAAAGAAAGTAACTTCATTAGCTACCACAGTTTTCACAATCAGGATTGTCAATAGAACATTGTTCAGGTTGTTCTTGTTCTTCCATATCAGAAATCCAATCGTCAAAACCTATATGTTCAGCAGTTTCAGCAGTTTCAACAGTTTCAACAGCAGTTTCGCAGCAATTTACGCAATTGTTATCTTTATCTTTGCACTTACAATTCATTACTTTTGACTTTTTATAAATTCTAAAATAATATTTAACTTCTCTTTTACTTCGTTCATCTGTTCGTGAAGTACCTCGTGTCTTTTCTCAAACCCTACCTTAACTTCTTTAATGCTAAAAAAAGCAAACTGATAAAGCACATACAAAGCACCCATCAGTAATACAACAGATAATCCGTAACCTTCTATTAGCTTTAATACTTCTTCCATCATTTTCCTTGTGCGTTATATAGTTTTTTATATTGCTTACCGCCTTTAGTTCTACTTCTATTCTTAGAGTGTATGCCTTTTCTCTTTACTTTAGGCTTCTTCCTAAATGTAAACGTTATACCTTTAGCCATTTTTACTAAAAAAATATGCTACTAGTGCGCCAAGTACGATAGTCCATACCCCCCATAGCCCCCTTTGCATAGTTACCCTAGCTGAGGTGTTTTTATTTACCCTAGATACTACACCGTTATCAGGGTCAAGAAGATTTTTGGTTAACATATCTAGCTTGTTATCCATCTTATCCAACTTATCTTCCATTGAATCCATCCTTTGCTTCATTAGTGCTATTTCTTGTGCTGCTGTTGACCTAGCCATTAGAACTTGTATTCTTGGTAATCTAACCCCATAAATGAGTGTACTCCGTTTCCTTCAATAGCTATTCTGTTATCTACCCAATCATTAGGCTCAACATAAGATAATACTTCTGCTTCTGCATCAACAGGCTCTAAACCTTTCCATAGTACGTCTAGGTGATACTTGTCAGAAAGTACAGGTGCTTTTACTTCTTCGCCTTCTTCATTGTATTCTCCTTGCTCTAAGACTATATAGCCTAGTTTAACGATACAATGCTTATGTGTTGGGTATGTGTTACCATCATCATCAGTAGCTACTCCTAAAGCAGTTATTTTATCTTCTGCTTGTTCTAAGCTATCAAATTCGTATTTTCCTATCTTATTCATAATTAACTTGTTAAATTTTGTAAATCTGTATCGCTTAATGCTTCTTTATATACTCTTAATGCTTTTACTTTACCGTAGAATTTATTACCACCACCACCATCGTTTAAATTTAATTGATTTAAACCACTTGGCATCGTGCTGCTAGTATCTTCTGCACCTATTAAATTTCCATTAACATAAAACTTTGTTGATGTAGCTGAATATTTTATAGCCATTTTTGTTAATGACTTATAATTTATACCACTTGTAGTTTGTGCAAATTGATTGCCACTAGCAAAGATATACCCTCTGATATTTCCATCAGTATCAAAATAAAATAAAATTCTATTATCATACCCACCATCACTTATAGCTATGCCTTGATTTAATTCAGCCAATGCACTTATCTCTGCATACAATACTCCTTCTTCACTATTAAAGTCAGCAGATGAACCTGAATTATTGCAAATTTCTGCATCTCTAGTAACCGTTGAGCCATTAGTGGCGATATACGAAGTGCTGTGTGATAAGGCTTCCATTTGACCACCCCAAACTTGTATATCTCTAGCAGTAGCACCACCATAAGTGTTAATCGTAATTTTGTTTCCTGTTGCAGTTCCATATTCACTAAACCTTTGCCAACTTCCATCTAAAGTATAAACTGTTTCTACATTCTTAACTCCAAAAGCAATAGTTTCTCCACTAGTACCTTTTATATAGATAGAGCCTGTTACACCTGATACTGTTGTTAAACTGTGGCTATATTGCTGACTAGCATCACTAAAAACAATTCTAGTAGAGTTTTGTGTACCATCAGGACTAATACCATAATTTGAAGTAGCAACTACTCCCGCTGTAATAAAATTCCAACTTGCAATGTCCTCACTATAAGGCAATAAGTTTGTACTCTGTGGTTCAAGTAATAAATGACCATCAGTATTATCTGTAAAGTCTATTCTAGGTGTATCTGTTTTTACTTCTTGTACTGATACGTTGTCTATTGAGCCTTCAAAAGAGTTTGCAATTATGTAAAAATCATCAGTTGGAGTAGCTTCTTGATAAAAAGTATAAGTACCATTAGCTGACATTGTACCTCTAGGTGATGCACCTGCTGATACCTGAACATTTCCTGAAACATAATCAGAAACAGTTATGTTTATTTTGTATGTGTTTCCAATAGTTAAAATATCATTTTGTCTTAAATTGTTGCTACCACTACTACCATCGTTACTAGCTTTACCATCTTCTACACTCCAACCTGTACCTAAAATCCAATAGTCATTAGGGTCAACCTCTTTAACTGATATGTTGTCTATTGTTGCTGATGTTAAACCACTAGCAGTAGCACCTGATATAAAAAACGCACCATTTGTACTAGTTGCCGTAACATAACCCTCAACAAGACCCTCTGTATTGACTGATAATAAAGGATATACTCCAAATACATAAACAGTATAAGCACCACTTACATTTGATATATTAAATGAATATTTATACGTTTTTCCAACTACACTAGAGCCAAGACCTTGTTGTAATCTTTGTGAATTAGGTACATTATTTGCAATAGCTACACCATCAGCTATACTCCAACCTGTTTGTTTAGTCCAATCACTATCTGTGTCAAAAGTTCCATTTACAACTAACTCACTACCTAACTCACTAAAATCACCGTTATTAACTAAATTAACGTCTTGTAAGTTACTTTCTTTGATTAAACCATCTCTACCTACATAAGATGCTCTAGTACCCCTAGAAACAGTAAAT